AACGTCAAACATGAATATGGGTTTTGTACTTGACGGAGAAGTTATTGGCAACACGTTCCAAGAATTGATGCGACAAGCACGCCGAAAAGAAAACGCACAGGCTGAGGATAGTGTGTTCAATGTGTTTGATATTATCCCGTTGAATGACTTCCGTAGAGGATATTGGAATGCTCAATTGAGTAAGCGTATTAGTATCTTAGAAGATATTCGTCCTATCATTGACACAATGCCCAACGTTGAACTGTTGCCTCACATCATGGTTGACTTGGATACAGCCGCAGGTCGTGACCAACTCAATCGCTATGCTAAAGATCAAGTTAATGCTGGCTTTGAAGGCATTATGATTAAGGATGTTGACGCACCTTACGAGTGTAAGCGTAATACATTCTGGATGAAGTGGAAGCCTACTATTACTGTTGACTTGACTGTAGTAGGTCTTGAAGAAGGTACTGGTCGCAATCAAGGTCGTCTTGGTGCGTTAGTTTGTCAAGGAGTAGATGATGATAAAGAAATTTCTGTCAATGTTGGTTCAGGTTTCAGTGATGAAGATAGAGATAGTTACTGGAATAATTCTGATCTTATTGTTGGGCGCACCGCTGAGATTCTTTGCGATGTAATCACGCAGAACCAAGACGGTACTTACAGTTTGCGTTTCCCCCGCTTTGTTAGATTTAGGGATGACAAATGAACAAACGAATTCAAGCACTGGCTGAGCAATGTTATCATCGGTACAGTGAGCATCACATTGATTTGGAAAAGTTCGCCGAGCTGATTGTTCAGGAATGTATTGGATTGTGCGACCAGGCTGTAGAAGAAAACAAAAGAACATTTTATACTGTCAACGAAACACAAGAAGTAGGACCTGCATTGGTAGCAAAAGGATGTCAAGTGCAGGCCGAGAAATTGTCCAAGCAGATTAAACAACATTTCGGAGTTGAAGAATGAGCAAACGCATATTTGAAATCGTACAGGATATAAACGGTCGAGTTGGATTACACTGGGACGATGAAGATAAGCACGAACTTGCCGAGTTGATTGTGCGGGAATGTGCTGATAAATGTTTAGCAATGGCCTATGTAGCTCCAGGACCTCATCACTATGCGGCTATGATTAAAGAACATTTTGGAGTTAAAGAATGAATGAACGAATTCGAGAACTTGTTAAACAAGCAGGTGGTGAGTTTTGGCAACGACTGGAAAATGATACAGTCAATCCAGAAGCATACATTACCTTTGATCCGCCAGAGAGTTTGGAAAAGTTTGCAGAGTTGATTGTCAGGGAATGTGTTATTCGTGCTGAAAGAGAATGGATTCGCAATGGTTCAGACACAGAACACAATAAGGCAATAACTGGCGTTATCAAATCTATTAAAGAACATTTCGGAGTTGAAGAATGAACGAACGAATTCGAGAACTTGCCGAGCAGGTCAATCCACGATTTACCAAATCCTATGTAGTTGGTCCTTGGTATGCTGAAGATATTGAAATGTTCGCCCAGTTGATTGTGCGAGAATGTATCGATATATCAACAGATGTAGAAAATGAAGCACTACAGAACCAAGAATTCAAAGCAGGAAGTGCCGCAACCTTGATTAAGGTTTTAATCAAAAAACATTTCGGAGTTGAATGATGAATGTAAAGTGGTATAATGATATGTCTGCTAAAATCGCATACGACCACATGCGTTACAAATTAGATCCTATCATTGAAGAAATGTTCCCTAACTACGAATTGAGCCATGTTGGTGTTAATAGAAACGAAGTTACCGAAGAAGTCACAATCAAATTACACTTGAACCAGATTGGAAGTGTAAGGGTAACCGAAACCTACACTGATAATAATGATTTTAGGAAATTGAAATGAACGAACGAATTAAACAACTTGCTATACAAGCAGGATTTTTTTATGAAGATTACAAAGATATCTGGTATTTGGAATATCATAATGAATCCTGTGAAGAAGAAATGGAAAAGTTCGCCCAGTTGATTGTGCGAGAATGTATGGAAGTTGTTGAAAAACAACTTGGCGGGGGTAACGGCGACGGTGTTGAATGGGATCGAGCCATCAACTTTACCTACGATGATATGAAACAACATTTCGGAGTTGAAGAATGAGTGGACGTGGATTTATTAGTGAAGAACCTATGCAGGTTTGTGAAATGTGTGGCACGATTGATGAGTGTCGCCCATATGGTCCTAACGGGGAACAAATTTGTTTTGATTGTGGTATGAAGGATGAAGAAACCACACAAAAGAAAATGGCAGCTTATATTTTCGGAGAAGAACAATGAACAGATTCAGACCACAAGAAATTCCTAAAGCATATATTTTCAAGCAACGATTAGCTTTCGGTCGTGCTGACAATTACAATTGGCAATCACGTGTCAAGTGGATTCCTGCAGGATACAAAATTAATCGTAAAGGTATCCTACGTAGGTGGCAAGAGATTCATCACTATGCAAGCCATGCTCCGTGGTGCTTGTCTCACTATAAGACAGCAAACAAAATGTTTAATCAAAAGTTTCTTGGCTCAAAGGGCAAAGCAAGCACAAGATATCTAAATACATATTCAGCACATAGTTGGTTATAATGGCTAGTTATACAGATTACTTCAACGAAAAAGCCTACAAACCCAAATACGAAATCGGTGATAGAGTGTTTGGTAAGTGGAACAAGATTCCCTTTGTGGGTAGTGTGGGCAATGACCGTGTAGTATCTGACGCTGGGCCTGAGGTTACCATACATTTAGATTTACCGATTCTCTTTCAAAAGAAGATACATAATATTATAATTGTAAAGCACAAAGACATTAAGGCTTACAAGTGATGACACTAAACGAATTTTCTATGTTTGTCACTGGAGTATTCTGGGGCATCTTTATTATCAAACCTATTTGGGATATCGGTGTAAAGATTTACAAAAACGCTAAGGAGGCGCAAAATGGTAACAATCGTTAAACATGAGTGGCATCAACATGATCGCCAATACGCAATTGAACTTGATGAAGCACTATTGAGTGAAATCTATCCTGATTTAGATGAAGATGAAATTGCCAGCCTACTCAAACAAATTGAAGATGGTGAAATTGACATTGAGGAAGTTGTCGATGAAGCATATAACAATGACGTGGATATTGAGTGGGACTTTCAGTATGATGATTGTTGGACAGACCGTAAAGGTGGTTACGAAGTTACCTACGAACTAGGTGACGAAGATAGTTGGGTAGAGCCTGAAAAAGAGCCAGAACCAACACACCAGTGTACCAAGTGTCGTTGGAAGGGTAGAAGTTATAATACTCTTACTATGTTCTTGCGTGAAGATGGTTCGGTAATTGAAGATTATTATAGTTCCGAAGAAGAATCACATAGCACAAAAGATGTTTGTCCAATGTGTGATAGTGATGTTGAACTCACCGAATTAGGTATACAAGAAGAAAAAGAACATGCCGCACGTATGGCTCAATGGGACTTAGAATTAGAAGAGGCTCTTGAAGATGGAGAGGAAGAAGTTCCTTGCTTTAGTTGTGGTGCAATGCATAAGGAAAGCGAACTACCCGAACTCAGCGGACAATTGTATTGCCCAGACTGTAAAGAGGGGTGGGTAATGATGGATAGTAGAGAAAATGACTAAACATGAACTAGTAGGTAAAAAGTATACCTTTGAAGATGGAAATGTGTTAGAGGTTATTCAGGTAAAAAGTAGAGACCACGATACTGATGGTATCGTTCCATATGTTACATATACCATTCATCAAAACAATAACTTGCCCAGAAAGCTAGTTATGTCACTTACTGAATTTATGAATACATATAGGCATCTGTTTGAGTAATAAATATTAGATGTTGGCTAGATTTTTTAATTTAACCAATGCCGCACTTTTAGTAGCATTATCACTAAGTACAGTAGCGGCTTGGTACAGTATCATTGGTTTGACCGCTATCTTTGCAGGTGCGGTTATACCCATTATTATTATGGGTGGTTTCTTAGAGTTAGCTAAGATTACAACTACAGTTTGGTTACGCAAGTACTGGCATCGTTGTAGTCTAGCACTAAAACTTTATATGGTACCAGCAATCGTCTTATTGATGATTCTCACAAGCATGGGTATCTTTGGTTTCTTATCAAAGGCTCATTCAGATCAGGGAATGGTTAGTGGCGATGTGCAAGCCAAACTAGCAATCTATGATGAGAAAATTAAGATTGAAAAAGACAACATTGATGCTAACCGTAAAGCACTGAAACAAATGGATGAGGCTGTCGACCAAGTTATGGGTCGAAGCACAGATGAAAAAGGTGCAGACAAAGCAGTTGCTATTCGCCGTGGTCAACAAGTAGAACGTGGTCGTTTATTAAAAGAGATCGGCGAAAGTCAAAAGAAAATTACAGCACTTAATGAAGAACGTGCTCCAATTGCGGCAGAGAATAGAAAAGTTGAAGCTGAAGTCGGTCCTATCAAATATATTGCCGCACTGATATATGGAGACAACCCAGATGCAAATTTACTTGAACGTGCTGTTCGTTGGGTAATCATTTTACTTGTGATTGTATTTGATCCTCTTGCTATTGCACTTGTATTAGCAGCCAACCAAAGTCGTGAATGGGATAAAGAAAAACCAAATGAAGAAATTAGTACTCCTGTAACACCGACAGAAGAAGTTACAGAAGAAGTTGCCGAAGAAGTTACCGAGGAAGAAAAACCTTGGCACGAAAGGTATCCATACCTAGCAAAACCTTTTAGTCATTTTACAAAGACTACGCCAATGGTGTATAAACCCGAAACACTTCCTCCAGTAGAAGAAACTTCCGAAGATGAGGCGTTCAAAGAACTAGAAGATAATATAGCACGAAAATTAAACACGATCAGGTTATTAAACAAAGAACCCGAAGTTGTTAGTGTTGAGAAGCCTGTAGAAAAAACTGAAACTGAGATTGAAACTGAGGGTATCACTAAAGCATACCGAAACACAGAAGGACCTTATGTTGAAGTAGAGGGTAGACACATGCATGAAAATGTAGCCATGCAACTACACCCAAAATTAGAATTGTCTCCTGAGACAGAAGGTGGGAAAAATACAGTTAAGTTTGGAAATAGTTTCCCAGAATATTCGCAATCCGGTGACATTTATACTAGAATAGATGTTCTACCTCATAAAGTTTACAAATTCAATGGTAAAAAATGGATACCTGTAGACAAAAGTATTACAGATGTATACTTAAGTACTACTTACATAGAATTCCTTGTAGGAAAGATATCCTCAGGTGAGTACGATCCTGAACTATTGACACCCACAGAGCAAGATGAAATCGCGGAACTCATCCAAAAACAAAACGGGTAAAATCCAATCCAAAAATTTGACAATAAATCAGTTTGGTGCTATACTATGTGTATTGTTTAACTCAACTGAGGTTTTTATGAAACGCACTCTTACTTGTATCGCTGTTGCACTTACGCTAGGTGCATGTTCTAGTACCAAAATCGCAGGTAATGACAACACTGGTACATTGACTCCTGTCAATGCACAAAAACTATCCACATCATTCAAACGTCAAGGTATCAAACTTGATTGGGACTGTGCTTGGGGCACAGGTGGTTTTGGTATGACTGATGCGATGTGCGTCAAAGGTGATATCAAGTCTATTGAGGTCACTGGTTACGCTCCTAGCTTCGGTAACAGCGAGGTAAATCGTGAGGATGCCTTCCGCAAGGCTGCTATGAATGCTCAGGCTAAACTAAGCCGATTCATCAAGGATGACATTCAGACCTCTAGTGTGTCTAACACTATCAGCAAAAACGTGGAAAAGGCAAATGACAAATTGCGTTCCAAAATTTCTACTGACGAGGTTCAAATCAGTGATGAGGAAGCGGACAAGTCGGCAAATACTTCAGTGCGTGAAAACGTCAATGATGTGGTTCATACATTGACCGAAAGCATTCGTTCACAATCCCAATCTATTCAACGTGGCGTGTATGTAGTTGACGAGCGTATCGTTGACCGTCAAACTGTACAGGTAACGATTCGTTGGGACAAGAACAGCCAAAATGCTTCTGAATTCTTTCAAAAGAAATTCCGATGAAATCATTAATCTTGGTAGCCATGCTGTCCTTTGCGACAGCATGTGCTAGTCAACCAGCATCACAAGTTCCTAATTATGCAGACACCGGTACTATACGAGTCATCGGTCGAGGTAAGACATTCGAGGAAGCAAAGACTAACGGTTTCAACAATGCTATCGAAATTGTTGTAGGTAGTTTGGTTCTTGCTGATACCGAATTGTCAAAAAATAAATTTGTGCGTGATGATATTGCCAAGCATAGTGCAGGTTATGTTGACAATTACAAAATTGTCAACAAATCCGAAACTGATTTAGGTGTGTCACTAGTCATGGATGTTAACGTTAAGAGTAGCAAAATCCATGAACGTGTTCTAAGCAAGCCCGGTGATACTGCAAAATTAGAAGGTGAAAAGCTAGCCGACCAATACAACACTTATATGCAGAACCGTGAATCCGGTGATAAGTTGTTGAATACTATTCTAGGTGACTTTTCAAAGTATGCCTTCAATCTAAAGAAGGGTGAAACTTCTTTTAAATTGGACGAGTTCCGAAATGCTATTTTGGTAGTAGAATACGAATTGTCATGGAATCAAAAATACCTCAAGGCACTCAATGAGGCATTGGCTGTCACTGGCGATGAGGGCAATCGTGGATTAGACCAAGAGCGTGTCTTTATTGCTAGTAAGGATCCTAGCGCATGGCTATTTGGAAGTACTAATCGCTATTACTTTAACGACAAGATGCGAGCAAGGCGTGTCAAACAGACCTTTCTAGGTAGTACAACTGTCTGGGGTGAGATAAAGGATAGTGATGGACAAGTTATCTTTAGAGGTTGTTCGCAACCCGTATACATGGTAGGTTCCGAAATGCATGATCCTATGATTGTTCGAGGTAACGAAAAGATTCAGAATGAGGTCATGATTAAGATTCCTGCAAATAGCCCAGTTCGTCATAAAATGAACAATGCGGTTAAAGTAGAGATTTCATTTTCTAGCGGAGGATGTTATAATTTTAATCAATGAGTCTATTAGACTAAGTAATATATCTCAATTAAAATTATAATGTCCGAAGATACAAAACAAATCAACCATTGTAGTTTTTGTGGTAATCACAAGGACGCTGTCAAAAAATTAGTCGTGAGTAACGATACCGCAATATGTAGCGATTGCGTAGAATTATGTCAGGAACTGATTACAGACGGTGCTCCGGAAACTGAACAAACTACAGATCCTGAATACGATCCCATTTCTATCAAAGAGTATCTTGACCAACATATCATCGGTCAGAATGATGCCAAAATAGTTCTTAGTGTAGCTATTGCTAATCACTATAAACGAATCAATAATCCACCTAAAGACTTAGAAATACAAAAAGGCAACGTCCTTGTTGTAGGTCCAACAGGTAGTGGTAAAACCCTACTTGCCAAGACTGCGGCAAAATATCTCAAAGTGCCCTTTGTGGTGGCTGACGCTACAAGTTTGACCGAAGCTGGGTATGTAGGTGATGATGTTGAATCTATGATTACTATGTTGTTACAGGCCGCCGGTGGTGATAAACAACAAGCCGAGAGAGGTATTGTCTTCATAGATGAGATTGACAAGGTTGCCCGAAAGGGAGAAAGCACTAGTATCACCCGTGATGTTTCAGGTGAGGGTGTACAACAAGCATTACTCAAACTAGTTGAGGGTACAACTTGCCGAGTTCCTGCTAGCGGTGGTAGAAAACACCCCGGTAACGATATGTTAGAAATCAATACCAAAAATATCTTATTCATTGCTGGTGGCGCATTTGTTGGATTGAAAGACGTTATTGCAAATAGAATGAATGGAACTAGTATTGGCTTCAATGCTGACGTTCGTGACAACAAAGTAGAAGGTGATCTTACTAAAGTTACACCAGATGACGTAGTGAAATTCGGTATGATACCTGAATTTGTAGGTCGTTTTACTACCACAGTAAGCATAAGCGAATTATCCAAAGAACAATTGGTTCACATTTTGACAGATGTTAAGAACAACTACATAAGTCAATACCAATATCTATTGAAACTTGATGAGATTGAATTGACGTTTACCCAGGATGCGTTAGAAGAAATAGCAGAATGTGCTATCAAACTAAAAACAGGGGCTAGGGGATTACACACAGAAATTGAACGAGTTTTAATGTGTCACATGTATAACTCAAATTTATACCGTAAAAATGAGATTAAAACGCTAAATATAGACAAGGGGCAGGTAATTAATCCAACACCATTGTTATGAGCGTAAAAGGAAGACGAGTACAAGTTACTGACGGAAATGTTGAAAAAGCATTACGAAAACTCAAAAAGAAGGTTACAGACCAAGGTCTACTTCAAGAGGTCCGTGACCGTCAAGAATTTGTCAAACCTACGGTAAAAAGAAAGATTGCCAAAGGGCAAGCTAGACGCCGTTGGTTGAAACACTTACGTGACCAACAATTACCCCCAAAACTATATTAACCATAATAGTTGAATATTTTACGCAACAAACTAAAATAGATATATACATGTAGATGCTTTTTAGGTCTACTAAAAATCTTGCTTTTTTAAAGGAGAATACAATGAGCAAAGTCATCGGTATCGATTTGGGTACCACAAATTCATGCGTCGCCATCATCGAAAATGGCAATCCCAAAGTAATTGAAAACAGCGAAGGTGCAAGAACAACACCTAGTATCGTGGCATATGGTGCTGACGAAGTATTGGTCGGTGCAAGTGCTAAACGCCAAGCAATTACAAATCCAAAGAACACAATTTATGCGGCTAAGCGACTAATCGGTCGTAAGTTCAAAGAAGAAGCCGTACAAAAAGATATTAACCTAATGCCATACCAAATCATTGAAAATGATAACGGTGATGCTTGGGTTCAATCAGGAGACAAGAAACTAGCACCCCCACAAATTAGTGCTGAGGTTCTACGTAAGATGAAAAAGACCGCAGAAGATTATCTCGGTCACGAAGTCACACAAGCAGTTATTACTGTTCCTGCTTACTTCAATGATAGTCAACGACAAGCAACCAAAGACGCAGGACGCATTGCGGGTCTAGAAGTATTGCGTATTATTAACGAACCTACAGCGGCTGCTCTAGCATACGGTGTAGACAAACAGGACAAGAAGGACCGAAAGGTTGCTGTCTATGACTTGGGTGGTGGTACATTTGACGTTTCAATCATTGAAATTGCTAACGTTGATGGTGACAAGCAAATTGAAGTACTATCTACAAATGGTGACACATTCCTAGGTGGTGAAGACTTTGACCAACGCATCATGGATTTCTTGGTTGATGAGTTCAAAAAGGATCAAGGAGTTGACCTAACCAAAGATGTTTTAGCACTACAGCGTTTGAAAGAGGCTAGTGAGAAGGCTAAGATTGAGTTGTCAAGTTCTAGTCAGACTGATGTTAACTTGCCATACATCACAGCAGATGCTAGTGGTCCTAAGCATATGAACATTAAGTTGTCACGTGCTAAACTTGAAAGTCTTGTTGATGAGTTGATTCAGCGTAGTATCGCTCCATGCAAAACAGCCATGCAAGATGCTGGTGTAAGTGCAAGCGATATCGATGAAATTATTCTTGTAGGTGGTATGACACGTATGCCCAAAGTACAAGAAGAAGTAGAGAAATTGTTCGGCAAGGCGCCACGTAAGGATGTGAATCCTGACGAAGCTGTCGCAGTAGGTGCTGCCGTTCAAGGTAGTGTACTTGCAGGTGATCGTAAAGACGTACTATTGTTAGACGTAACTCCGTTGAGTTTAGGTATCGAAACATTAGGTGGTGTGATGACTAAAGTTATTACTAAGAACACAACCATCCCAACCAAACAAAGCCAGACATTCAGTACAGCAGACGATAATCAATCAGCAGTAACTATCAAGGTATATCAGGGTGAGCGTGAAATCGCTAAGTACAATAAAGCACTCGGTGATTTCAACTTAGAAGGAATTCCTCCTGCACCACGCAATGTACCTCAAATCGAAGTTACTTTTGACATTGACGCAAACGGTATCTTACACGTTAGCGCAAAAGATAAAGGAACTGGCAAAGAAAACAAAATCACTATCAAAGCTAATTCTGGATTGACTGAGACAGAAATTCAGCAGATGGTCAAAGATGCTGAAGCAAATGCTGAGGCAGATAAGAAACAACGTGAACTAATTGATGCACGTAATGGTGCAGAAGGAACGTTGCGTGGCTTCCGTAATGACTTTAATACATATAAAGACCAACTTACTGAAGAAGAAAAGACCAAGATTGAAACTGCGCTCAACAATGTTGACACAGCAATTGCCGGTGAAGATGTTGAAGCTATTAACACAGCCGTAAAAGAAATGTACGAAGCTATTGGCCCTGTCACTGCTAAAAAGTACGAAGCTGAAGAGGCTGCAAAGAAACAATCAGAGTCTAAGGACGAGACTGTGGTTGACGCAGAAGTTAAAGAAGCACAACCTTCTTAACTTAAACTAGAGGGCGCCGCATGGGGCGGGCCCTCAATGTCATAACTTGCTTATTAAAGGAGAATTAACATGACAAGAGAATTAACACTACGTTCACTAGATATTCCAGCTATTCATAGATTTGGAATAGGGTTTGATACCATGCTTGAAGAATTAATGAGAGTATCAGGTACGCAAGCACAAACAAACTACCCACCACACAACGTTATTCAAACAGGTGACGAGACAATTACTATTGAAATTGCAGTCGCTGGGTTTAATGAAGGTGATATCGAAGTTAATGTTGAAGATAACGTTCTGACTATTACTGGTACTAAAGAACCATATGCAGAACCTGTCAACTACAATTACCTACATCGTGGTCTAAGCCGCAGAAGTTTTACCCAAACTTTCCGTCTAGCACCCTATGTAGAAGTAGTTGAGGCTACAATTAAGAACGGTATCTTGACTATTCTGCTAGAACGCAAACTTCCGGAAGAAAAGAAGCCCAAGAAGATTGCAATCAATTACAATAAATAATATAATAGCATATTGTTAAACAGAGTGTGTAGGTGACTACACACTCATTTGAGAAAAATTATGTCACAAACTGAATCTAAAACCAGAATTAAAACTAACCTTAAGGTAACTGAACCTCCGTTGTTCAAGGTCATTTACATGAATGACAATCATACGACTATGGATTTTGTTGTGAACAGTTTAATTGAACATTTTAATTATACTGAGGATACCGCAACCAATATCACTGAAGGTATCCACGTTGATGGAAGCGCAGTAGTTGCAGTTTTACCTTATGAAATTGCTGAACAAAAGGGAATTGAAGTTACACTAGAAGCTAGAAATCAAGGGTTCCCACTTCAAGTTAAAATCGAAGCTGAAGAAGTTTAAATCACTACCTCTATGCGTTTAGCATAGTAAGGTTCTCTATCAAATTTTGTATTGTTAATGTAATTAACATTGTTGATGGTTGTGTCAACTAATTTATCATAAGTACCATATACCCACTTCACAACCTTATGTTCTGTATCTTTGTATAGTACATAACCTGGGTATATATCTTCATCATTAATATCACATTCACCGTAGTACAATTCCCTAAAAGGAACACAGTTGCTCATAATGATGATTTTCTTTACATCCACATGTAATTGAAGTTTTTCTAATGTTTTTTCTAGGTAACTGATATCTTCATATCTAAGACACTTAGCATGGAAGTCATCAATAATCGTATTGTTTTGATAGTTTTTATACCATCCATTAATTGCGACTAAAGCCACTCCATCTATAACTACTACATTATTGTGTAAGTAAATTACGTTACGCAACGAACTACAAATTTGTTGTAGTTCAGTAACACGTGTGTCCCGTGTTTGAATGTCAGAATTCTCAAGCGCACCATCTATAAAAAACACGCCTTGATATAAATTGCTTAGGTGTTTCAACACTCTACTTATTGTCCCCAAATCAGTAGAGATGTTGCCGGGAATCAAGCAGAATAAACTTGTAGGTTTACCCGTCCAATCAAAGTCATCGGACGGGTTTAGGTTTATATCGCTTATTACATCAAAGCCAAATAACACCACTTGGGTCTTTTATTCTGCTTTAGTAGCCTTAGGTGCTCTTGGTTTTTTAGCTTTAGGTTCCTTAGCTTTAGTTGCTTTTGGAGCCTTTGGCTTAGCTGGTTTTTTAGCCTTTTTAGGGGCCTCAGCTACAACTGCTTCAACTTTAGGAGCTTCCGTAACGACTGGGGTTGCAGGTGTTTCGACCTTGTAAGGTGCTGCGGCCTCGGCTGCAACTGTCTTTTCCTCTGGTTTGTAAGTTCCGAATAGTTTCTTCAAAAAGTTAATCATAATTTTCTCCTTATAATATATTTAGATATATTTGGAGTTTCTGTATTTTTTCCTGTCAGATTTTGACTAAATACAGATATGTTTGCTCTGTCCAACTATTCACTAGAGGATATAATGCATATTCCGTTACCCACACTAACGGAACAGAAAAGACTTTGCTATCGTCCCAGTAAAGCGGATGTGCTACACGTGTATACACAATTAAATGAGTATATTTTTCGCAATGAATTAGCAGTTCCTAAAATAGAGGTTCGCTCACACCGTAAAAAATACTGGGGAATGTGCGTAGGGGAAACCGAAGAACCCAGAAGAGGTAGTTGCTGTGAGATAAAACTAATGGATAAATGGTTTTGCCCACAATGGACAGTGACTATAATAGCACATGAAATGGCCCATCAATATCAGTGGGATATCTTAGGACCGAAGAGAAATAAAAAGGGCTATGAACATCTTATGAGTCATGGCCCTAGTTTTTTTGTGTTTCGAGATAGATTGGAAAGATTTAGTATTCCGTTAAAAACAGCACATAGTATGCGTAAATGGTTCAAATATCAAGATTTGTTCAAATGCTAACTTGAGATAAATACTATATTATGAGAGCAACCGAGTTTTTATCAGAGAGTCCATTGACGCCGGGTAGTTTATTTGATCCAAGACATTTATCTTGGAGACCACAGAAGTTCCTTCAAAAAATTGTAGACGGAACACCCTTTGTTGACAAAGCTGGAAACAAATTTTATCCAGACCCAAGTGATGCAAACCGCATAAGCGCCATCATCACCACAACACTTAAACAACTAGAGAAACAACCAAACGCACCTTTACCTAGTATTAGTGTAAAGATGAAAGAAGTTCCACCTGGATTCCCTAATCCCGTTCCAGCAAGCAAGTTTGAAAAAGCAGATTTACAAACATCTAAAGGACAATTTACTAGTGACGTAAATGTACAGCCTATAGGAATAGGTATTGCAACCGAACCCATAAATAAGCCTGGCACTAAACCAAAAGATAAAGTTGTATTGACAACTGACGAAGAAGTTAAACGAGCATTAGATGCACATAAAGAAATTCGTGCAGGTGATTTGTATAACGTAATCATAAACAATAAAGTTTTGGATCAAGCAGGTGAACTAGGTCAAGCAATTAAAGAAGTTGCTAGACAAATGGAAAATAAACAAATACCTGTCATCAAACAATATGATGAAAATACACAAAAGAAAATAGCTATTGATGCTGGAGAGTATCTAGGTATATTAGCATTAGTAAATGATATAGCAGATTTCCCAAAGAAAGAGGCGTTTTTAAAATTCTTACGTTCATCTAATTTTGATAATTTAGCAGTAATTTTCCCAGGCGAACAAAACTCATCATTAAGTGACAGCTACGGCGTACAAAACGCAGAAACTGGCCACACTATTATGATTAGTAGCAAGGGAGGAAAAGGCAGCACAGCGTCAGGCGCGGCGCCATCATTGGCTGGTTTAGCCCCTTCTATTGCAAAACGTAAAAACAAGATTAGAAGGGGAAATGGATTAGATTTTATAAATCATATCATTCAAGTGTCTCCTACATCAGCGCAAGGTTTTGCAGGTATAAATTGGATCGCAGAAAATTATCCAGAAGCACTTCCGGACAAATATAGAAAGTATGTTCCTTTCTATAGTGAAGATATCAAACTAGTATTAAACAATATCAGAACCAAAGGTGCAGAACCAATTCCAAATAAGTTTTATCCACTAATTAGTTCTCCTAGTATCCGAAATAGCAAGGGCACAGATGGTGGAAAGTTAGCATACGTAGTAACTAAGGATTTGGTTAGTGCTATGAATTCTGGTATTATTCGTAACTTTAGAAACACAATCTTAGAGTTATTAGATGAAAACTTTGTCCAAATCTTCACACGTATCGTAGGTGGCAGATTAATAACCAAAGTGTTATGGCCAGGCAAAGTAGACGGTAATGTAGAATTACATACCAAGATGTATCCGGGTAATCCTAACTTTGCTGGACTCAGCTTTAAGGTAACCGATTAACTTGATTTTTCTTTAAAACTCTATACAATAGAGCTTTTAAGGAAACAATATGAGTTTAGTGCCGATCGTAATTGAACAAACAAGCAAAGGTGAGCGTAGCTACGATATTTACAGTCGGCTATTACGTGACCGTGTAATTTTGCTAGAAGGTGAAGTTCATGACCAAATGGCTAACTTGATTGTAGCCCAATTGTTGTTCTTAGAATCAGAGGGTGAAAAAGATATTTCAATGTATATCAATAGCCCGGGTGGCAGTGTAACTGCTGGTATGGCAATCTATGATGCGATGCAATTTATCAAACCCGATGTGCAAACAATCGTAATGGGTCAAGCATGCAGTATGGGAAGTCTATTAGCACAAGCAGGTGCTAAAGGCAAACGTATGATTCTACCTAATGCACGACACATGATCCATCAACCTTCAGGTGGCGCACGTGGTCAGGCTACTGACATGGAAATTCAAGTAAAAGAGATTTTGCAAATGAAACGCACGTTGACCGAAATCTATGTCAATCACAATAGCAAGGGAAAAACCTTTGTAGAGTTGGCTAAGGATATGGAACGTGATTATTTCATGTCCGCGCAAGAAGCCGTAGACTATGGACTTGCTGACCAAATTATTACCAAACGTGATATTTGACAATAAATCAATTTGGTAATATACTATACGCATCATCAAAATTGAGGGTGCGTGATGCGTACTTTAGTATTAACTTTATCAGTTGCATTTTTAACCGCATGCGGAGGGGGCGGAGGAGGTTCTACTCCGACTCCCGCCAGGAATCCCGACCCCATCAATTATACCTTGTATGATACATCATACAAGAATTTTAAATCATACCCCTTTGACAGTTTCGTTTTCCCAGCATCTACCCAATGGGGTGAAACACTTGGTGTAGGTGTAGGTAATTTTTTAGACAGGAACACCGCAAGTGTTTTTACCACCACACAAAATTATGTGATGAACGGTACAGTATCTGCCGCACAATCAACGGATTCTCAATATAAAAGTGATTTTCGTTTCTGGACTATCAATCCTGACAGGTCTCTTACACTAGCCAAAAGTTATAAAGGTTGCTTGCATCCTAGAAAGGCAGTTGTCGCTGATTTTAACAGAGACGGAATTAGTGACGTATTTGTAGCATGTCATGGATATGATGGTGCTCCTTACCCCGGTGAAAAGAGCAAACTACTCTTGAGCAATGGCACAGACTTTACTATGTCTGACGTTGGTGATGTTGGATTCTATCATGGCGCAAGTGCGGCTGACGTTAATAATGATGGGTACCCTGATATTGTAGTAGCTAACATTCAAAATACACCTAGTGTGTATTTTCTAATGAATCAAGGAAACGGAACGTTCGTAAAAGATACCACAAGAGTTACCGACCCGAATCCTGGTGGAATATTCTCAGTAGAATTGCTTGACGTTAATCAGGACAATATCATTGACTTAGTTATCGGTGGCCACGAACATGAGGGTTTTGCGGCTAAGATTATGTATGGAGATATCAACGGAGTATTTGGTAATACATCGTACACAATCCCTAGCGTTCCCGGAAGTGGTGTAGTCTTAGATTTTACCCTAGTAGATGTGAACAAATTGTATGTGGGTAGGGCTTACGATTCTACGTCAAGCGCAGGATTCTACGGTGGTTATACTTTGCAAGTTGTTGACCTGCATACACAGACTTCCACAATAGCCGCATCCGGAACTGGATCGTGGATACCCTGGTTCGTTTTGAAAACTAAAGATAACAAAAACGGGGTAGCCCCATATTTGAAACTTTTTGATTACTTTTTCACGTTATAAGGTTATACCTCGCAGAGCCGCATAAACAGTGGCTTTCCGAGGCTTGACAATAAATCAGTTTGGGCATATAATACATGTATTGATTGATTAAAGGAGCTTTCTATGACAGTAGTTTATGACCGTTTGACCGAGCAACAAAAGCGTGAGGTTCGCATGTACGGTGTAACCGAAGCAGGAATGCGTGAATCAGTCGAATCTAGCCTAGCGTTTAAGCACCGTGGTCCCGCTATGATGGCTGCTAGCATCATGTCCGATTGTCAGGAAATGATTAGTCACGACAACGGTGGTTCTTACGATTTCATGGTGATCGAGGATGTCCGTCAAGCCCTGAATCGTGCTAAGTGGATCCTGTTTGAATACTGTGACCAAAAGTAATACTTAGTACTACATTTCCCAAATTTGACAATAAATCGGTTTGGGTATATAATACTTGTATTGTCAGTTGATTAAAGGAGTTTGCAAATGCGTACCAAGACTATCGTTGAAGGTTTCAAAAACAGTCAAAAATTTCGCTTTATTCTCACCACCGAGAATGGTGAGGAATTTGGCATGTATGTCACGCTCCAGCAAATGAGTGACCAATTTGCTACTGGCAACGCTAGGGCCGCTGTTTGGGACGCTATGCTCCGATTGAGTTATGACCGTCGCATTGCAGAGGCTCGCCGCGAACCCATCCCTTCAGGTCTCGTCCGTGAGTGTTTTGGATACAAGCAAGTTCAAGTGGATTTGGTGTAATTATGTCGTATACAGTTTTCAAGCACAACAAGGAATTCGGTCCCCGTAAGGGACTTGAAGGTCCCTTTCACTATCCCAATGGTCGTGTGTTGTACTACGATCCGAAGGCAGGTGAGTACTATGATCCTCTCACCGACTTTTATGTTGAGCGGGATGAGGTCGCTGAACTGCAAAAACAGGTTTTTACGTACCTACAAAAGTAATACTTTAGTACTACTTTTTAAAGGTTGACAATAAATCGTTTTGGGTATATAATACTTGTATTGATTGATTAAAGGAGCATTTCAAATGGCAACTCGTTCTACTATCGCACTGGAATTCGCTGACGGTTCTGTGGGCCAAGTATATTGTCACTGGGACGGTTATCTGGATCACAACGGCAAGATCCTGTTTGAACAATATCAGGACCCGTTCAAGTTGCAAAAACTCATTGACCTCGGTGACTTGTCTAGCCTGCGTAATGAGGTAAATCCTGAGCCCTATCGTGCTCACACGTTTGACAATTCTCAGGAAGACGTTTGTGTGTTCTATGGTCGTGACCGAGGTGAGACTGGTGTCAATGCCCGTTACTTCAAGGACTTTGCCGATTATAAGGCTAATCACCAGTATGAGGAATTTGAATACATCCTACGTACTGATGGCAAGTGGTATGTCTGTGAATACAGCGGTGACTATAAATTGCTTGCCATTGAATTGGCAAAAGAAGAAACTGTTGGCTACAAGGATTATTGATGAAATACTTCCAAGAGGTTACTGAGTGGGCAGACAAAACGCCCAATCACATTTATTATCTATCCGATGATAAGACCTCTATGGTTGGTTACATCAAGGTAGGTAGCAAAGACCTGTACAAGTTTAAGAGCCCTATTCGGATTGATGTGCGTGGTCGCAAGTTTAAGGTTCTTGACATGAAGGCAGAACCGGACAATGTGTACTTTAAGAAAGAGGCACCTAAGAAGGATGTTATCATTGTACAGGGTTCTAATGGTAAGGAATATCAAGTAGAAAAGATTGGCGACAAGTATAGTTGCAGTTGCCCTGGCTTTATGTTCCGTCATAAGTGTAAACATGTTGAAGGATTGAAATGAACGAACGAATTCAAGAACTTTCTGTAGAGGCATGGCGTTTTACCTCCAATCAGGTGGCTTATCTCAACCGCATCCATAATAGATCATATTCGCAGGATGAGGTTACAGATATTTTTGAACAAAAATTCGCCGAGTTGATTGTCAAGGAATGCTTGGACCAATGCTATAACCGTGGCATGAACGATGAATTGTATGCTGGCCAGTTGAAAGCGGCGGCATATATTGAAGAACATTTCGGAGTTGAATGATGATTACAGGTGTTCGTTGGTTTACAAATCGTGATGGGTGTATGGGTATTGTACAGATTGTACAAGACCATCAAAAGGATATATATCGTCAAACCGGAGAGGCTGACTTCAAATATTACATTGGAGTTGGTAGTGGTCTAGATGAAAAGGCTGATATGAATCACATTGCTGACTACGGATGTCCTTTTGACAAGGCACCGGGTGATGTATTGTTTGGAGTCTGACATGAACGAACGAATTTTAAAACTTATGGCCGAGGCTGGATTTGATGTAGAGAAACTACGCACCTATCCCGGTGGCTGGCCCAGAGAAGACCTATTGGTTCTTGAAGACTTTGCCAAGTTGATTGTTCGGGAATGTATGAGTAAGACTGCTGGATATCTGCTTGAGGATGAATTCGGTGGGTCAGATGTAAAAGAAGCATCAGAAGAACTGGCAAAACATTTCGGAGTTGAATGATGAAATATGTAATGACCGAGCAACACTACGACATGAAGCCCGGTCTGGAGGTTGAATTCGTTAGTGTGAGCGAGAGTGACACTAAGAGCACAGGCAAAGAGCATGTGGTTGTATCCGTTGAGGGTTCTGACAGCGTGTTTGTTGTTCCTACTTACAAGTTGAAAGAATATGATTCCAAGTGAGCACAAAGTAGATATCATCCAAACTGGCATGAGTTTCATGCGAGCCATTACAGAAGCCTACGGTACTGACGAAGGTATGAAACTTTGGGATAATATCGCAAGTGTCCTGGACCCTGATGTTAAGGGTCAGATTTTCTTTGCCATGCTGACCGGTGATTACACTAATGTTATTCACGTTACCGGACACCAGATCGGTTCAGATCGTGTTCGCATGATTAAGGCTATTCGTAATGTTGACAAGCGTGGTATTGGGTTGAAAGAGGCTAAGGACATGTGTGATGAGTTGACTGCCGGTAGACCCTTTAAACTTGAAATCAATCCTCAATCTCGGGCATTGTGTTTGAGTGAACTTAGAAAGGCAGGGTTCTACGCATGAAGAAGGATGACATAGACAGGATGTATATACATCCTGTCAGGATGTATCCTGCCTTGATCTCCAAAGAACCCAAATATCGTTTTAGTCGCAATTGGCACCAAGCATACTTTGATACAAAAGATTACTTTGCAGTAGACAAATGGTGCGAAGAACAATTCGGGCCGCACCCCAAAAATCCCGATGCGTGGAGCCGTTGGTGGCACAAGTTTGAAAATAGCATTTTGTTCCGTGATGAAAAAGACTATGTGTTGTTTATGTTGAGGTGGTCGTAATGGAATACTTTCATTCAGAAGGTGGCAACAATAAACCTTTCTTCCTCTATAGATACAAAGTTGATAGAGTGACTCCTGACATGTACGTATGGGCAGAAAACTATCCTAGTAAAGGACCTTTTAGCAGATTTCATGTTATATGGAATGCTGTAGAGAACAATCCATATGACATTATTCAATTTGAATTGAAGGATGCTTATCTAGCATTCAACTATGCATTTGCAGGTGAGATACTTGAAGATATTACTTGGAAAGAATACAAATGATGGAAACTAAAACAACATATTACTTGGTTTAAGTTGAGGTGGTCATGATGAAATTTGATTATGGGTCAATGGCTAAAAAGTATGAGGGCTTCACTGGTAGAAAGTGGAACTTCGCTGGCGGCAATATTGCTAGTGACATCAAGAAAAACTTTCCCATGGTGAGCCTTGAAGGCAAGACAGGAATTGAAAATGAAATGGATGAGGTCAGAGACTGGTGCCAAGAACATTTTGGAGATCGTTGGATCTATGATTGGAACGATTTTTACTTTCATACTCAAAAAGATGCCGCTTGGTTTTCGTTGAGGTGGACATGAAATATACGCCCGTTGATTTGCCAAAACATCATGGTAAAATAGAAGCAGTAAAATGG